AGGTGATCTGCTAAATCAAGATGCAAAGAGTCTTGATTATCAAGAACTTCTAGAACAACAAATTTTAAAGATGAACTATAAGACATTCACTCAGGTAGTGATTCTTGGTAGTTCTGCATTTGTTCCATTCATGCAGTTAAGTGCATCTGATCGTAGAAATGTAATTGAAAATATTCTTGATATTAATATCTTTAGTACTATGAATGTTGTACTTAAGGGTAAAATTCTATCTCTAAAGGAAACTTTAAAAAATTATGCTTCTAAGATTGAAATTGAAAAGGCAAAGATTTCTTCACAAGAGAATTTAATCAACACACTTGAAAAGAAAAATAAAGAAGATAATCAAGAAAAACTAGACAGAATTGAAGAACTTAAAACAAATATTTTAGAAAAAGAATCCTGGATAATATCTAATAATCTTTATGATCCAGAAAAAGGTATCAATACTAATTTGGAAGCAACAAAGAAAAACAAAAATAAGATATTAAGCATTACAAAAGCGATTGCTGAAGTAGAAGCAGAACAGAAGAAATTTGAGAAAGAAATAAAATTCTTTCAAGAAAATAAAACATGCCCAACATGTTCACAGAATATTGACGACAGTGTAAAGAAAAGTAAAATTCTTTCAAATAATCTAGAGATATCTGATATTCAGAATAAAGTAGATTTGGGCAATAAGTCTATTAAAGATATAGAAATGCAAAATCAAAGTTTAGAGAATGCTTTGAAAGAACTACAAAAAACATTAGATCATGTAAAACAATTAAATAGAGATATTGAAGCATTTAAGACTGAAATTAAACGTATAGAATCCTCTCTGAAGAAAACTTCATTTACAGACGAGATTCATACTCAGTCTGAACATTTAAAAACATATAAATCAAATCTCTTTCTACTAGATGAAGAAAAACAACAATTTTCTGATGATCTGATGTATCATGAACTTGCAAGTGACCTATTAAAAGATGGTGGTGTCAAGGCAAAAATTATTAAGTATTATTTACCACACATGAATAAATTTATTAATAAATTCTTGACTTCAATGGACTTCTTTGTACAATTCCACCTAGACGAAGAATTTAACGAACACATCAAATCTAGACACAGAGATGAATTCAGTTATATGAATTTTAGTGAAGGTGAAAAGATGCGTATCGATCTTGCTCTTCTCCTTTCTTGGAGAGAAGTTGCAAAGATGAAAAATAGTGTACATTGCAATCTACTCATTCTAGATGAAGTATTTGATTCATCACTAGACAGTGTTGGTATGGATGAACTTATGAAACTTTTAAAGTCTGTAAGTCAGAACTGCAACGTATATGTTATTAGTCATAAATCAGATCAACTTATGGATAAGTTTACAAACGTGATAACTTTTGAAAAGAAAAATAATTTTAGCAAGATGATAAATAACTAAATGAATAAGTCAGATAACATTAATTTTAGAGGAAAGTATAAACAATACGATCCTGATGGAAAACCGAGACTATATAAGATCGGTGATTCAGTTCAATATAATGGTAAAACTTATGTCGCAATATCTCCAAATTCATTCAAAATTCCAACAACTCCAACTGGAGAAAGTGTTTGGAAGGAGATTAGCGAAAATCAATCTTTTTATATATCGGAATCTTCACCTGATGATAACCCTCTGAATGCAGGAGATCGTTGGTATAAACCAAGCGATGGAATTGTTTACACACTTATTCAACAAGAAAATGATCAAATTTGGGTTGAGTTTTAATTTAATGATGATACAATGGATGCCATATGACACGCGAAAATACCGATAACTTTAAGAATCGTGATCAGAAAAATAATCAAGTTCCTAAGTTTAAGTTGAAGTCTGTAGCAAAGAAAGAAAAAAATTCAGAACGAAATCGACTTAAACAAAATTTACGAGATTATGTTACTGGTGGTTTGAACGATGACGACTTTGATGATGAAATGATGAAATAATATTATGACTACTGTGAACCTTTCAAAAAATACATTTTCAATTCTCAAAAACTTTGCAACCCTTAACTCTAACCTTCTGGTCAAACCAGGAAATGTGATCAAAACAATCACACCATCTAAGAATGGTATGGCAGTTGCTACTGTAGAAGAAACCTTTGATACTGAGTTTGGTATCTGGGATCTTAACAAGTTTCTTGGTGTCGTAAGTCTTTTCAATAATCCAAATTTTACGTTTGGTGAGAAGAGTGTAAAGATCAAGAATGGTGGAGATTCGATTGTGAATTATTATTATTCAGAACCGAAACTTCTTTCTGTTCCAACTAAAGATGTAAACATGCCTCCAGTTGATCTGTCAATTGAATTGACAGAGAAGAACTTTTTAGAATTGCAGAAGGCATCGTCGGTAATGCAACTTCCAGATCTTATTTTCACATCAGATGATGATAAGATTATTGTGATGGTATCTGATATCTCAGATCCAACTTCAAATAGTTACAAGATTACATTGGCAACTCCAGAATCTCCAGTTCCAGAATTCATGTTCCATTTCAAGATGGAAAATATTAAAATCCTACAAGGAGATTATAAGATCAACTTTGCTAATAATATTGTAGGTGAATTCGTAAATAAGAATATTCCTCTCAAGTATTGGTTTGCTATGGAAGCAAATACCTCACGTTATGATGGATAATATGAAACCAGAAAATTTTCTATGGGTCGAAAAATATCGACCAAAAACAATTGAAGAGTGTGTTCTCCCCGTGTCGCTAAAATCAACCTTTAGCGACATGGTTGCTAAGGGGGAACCACAGAACCTACTGTTTTCAGGAACAGCAGGAGTCGGTAAAACTACAGTTGCAAAGGCACTCTGCAACGAGATGGATTGTGATTGGATTCTAATCAATTGTTCATAAGAGGGAAATATTGATACTCTTCGAACAAAGATTCGTCAGTTTGCAAGCACAGTCTCATTGAGTGGTGATGTCAAGAAGGTTGTTATTCTTGATGAGATTGATTACTCAAATGCAAACAGTGTTCAACCCGCTTTGCGAGGAGCGATCGAAGAATTTGCAAATAATTGTAGATTTATCCTAACTTGTAATTACAAGTCACGAATTATTGAACCAATTCATTCACGATGCACTTGCATTGACTTTGTGCTTACTCCATCTGAAAAACCACAAATCGCTGCTAAGATGATGGAGCGATGTTCTTTCATTCTAAACCAGGAAGGTGTTAAGCATGATAAGAAGGTTCTAGGACAACTCATCATGAAGCATTTCCCAGATATGCGTCGTATTTTGAATGAACTTCAAAGATATAGTGTCTCTGGATCGATTGATGTTGGTATTCTAACTTCTATTGCGGATTCTGAGATTAAGAATCTGGTCGGTTCTCTTCGCAATAAAGACTTTGCAGGAGTTCGTAGGTGGGCAGCACTCAATGCAGAGACTTCTCCACAAGAAGTCTATAGGAAAATCTACGACTCATTAGGGGACGTTCTGGAGAACCAGAGCATTCCAGAGGCGATTATAATCATAGGAGAAGCACAGTACCGTAGCGCATTTGTAGCAGATCAGGAAATCAATCTGGTCGCTTGTCTAGTTCAGATCATGATGTCTTGTGCTTTTAAATAATATGCTATCCGAATTCTTAAATTCCATCAACCAGACCAAAAAGAATTTAATTAATGAAGATTCTAGAAATGAAAAAGAATATTTACCATTTGTAGTAAATAAATGTTTTTCTTATTTTCCAGATTCTATTTTTCACGCAAATCGAATGAATCATATGCCATTTTTGGATAAGAAAATGCAATATGACTATCTTTTACATTCGGTTTCTAAACGAAAACGATTCTCAAAATGGGTAAAACCTGAAGAAAATAGTAATATAGAACATATTAAAGAGGTTTTTGGATACTCTACAAAGAGAGCGATGGAGGTAGAAACCTTATTACCTATGGATAAGATCAAGGAAATGACCAATAAAGGTGGTCAAAAACGGTAAAATAATAAATATTTTCTATAATATGGAGCATATTATGGAAGATATTTTTGAGGGATTGGGTGTAGAAGTACAATTAAAGACAGAAGAAGACTTTCTTAAGGTTAAAGAAACTTTAACTAGAATTGGTGTTTCTTCAAAACAAGACAAAAAATTATATCAATCTTGTCATATCCTACACAAGCGCGGAAGATATGCTATAATGCATTTTAAAGAAATGTTTATACTAGATGGTCTAGAGAGTGATATGTCAATAGACGATCTTGGAAGAAGAAATACTATAGTTAAACTTTTAGTAGATTGGGGTCTAGTGAATGCAGTTGATTCTGCTAAATTTGCTGAACCACAACTTTCATTAGCAAGACTAAAAATTATTCCACACAAAGAAAAGAAAGATTGGAAGTTGATTCCAAAGTACCATATTGGAAAGTGATATAGATATGGGTGGAGATTTATATCATGAACAAAATGCAAGCAATTGGTGCTCCATTTCTACTTGAACATTCTTCGTGTTCAAATTTAAAACCAAAGTTTTTTGAATGGACCAGAGAAAATTGCGATACGAAAGTTTATATCGATGGTGGTATTGCTTTAGGTATTAACATAGATAAAAAACCAGGGGAGAGAAAGATTGCATGGGTATGTGAGTCCCGTGCAATTTTTCATATGTCTTCTATTCCTAGAGATCTGTGGGAAAAGCATTTATTGGATATATCAAATGCATTTGATATAGTATATACATCTGAAAGATCAATGGTAGGAAAGTATCCAAATATTAAATTTGCATTTGCTGGTAGCAATCTTCCTTGGGTTCGTGATGTTGGGATTCATAACAAAACAAAAAATTGTTCTCTAATTGCATCTCCAAAGAAGTATGCATTTGGTCACGCTCTTCGCCATCACTTTGCTGATACTTTTAAAGATAAAATTGATCTTTTTGGTGGAGTTGCTGGATCAAAACGTCTTGGTAGTAAACCATTTGAAGGAAAAGAAGAAGCACTCAATGATTATAGATTTTCTTTAATTATTGAGAATGATAAGTATGAAACTTATTATACTGAAAAATTAACAGATGCATTTGCTACTGGGACTATTCCAGTATATTGGGGTACTCCTGATATTGGTAATTACTTCAATCATGAAGGAATAATTGAACTTACTCCTAATTTTGATATTGACAGTTTAACTGAAGAATTGTATAATAGTAAGATTGAAGCAGTTAGAGATAACTTTGAAAGGGTACAGAATCTGCTTTCGGCAGATGATATGCTGTATAAACAAATAAATGAAAACTGAAATAGTATCATTCTATTGTGATATTGATGATCGAACATATTATAGCGATCATGCTCGTCGTTTTCGTATAAATTGTAATGAAAATAATATTCCACATGATATTCGTGAACTTCCATCAAGAGGAGAATATCGTTTAAATTGTTTAGCAAAACCAAAATTTATTCTTGATATTTTTCAGGAAAAGAAAAAACCATTTGTTTGGATGGATGTAGATTCATTAATTCATAATGAACTTAGTGTATTTGATGAAATGGAAGGAAAAGTTGATCTAGGATTCGCATATCAATTAGTAAATCCATCAACTGATCCAAGATTTCCAAAAGCATCTCCAATATATTTTTCTTACAACGAATTAGTAGAAGAATTTATAAAATATTGGATTGA